ATAACGTAGTCGCGACCTTTTAGATATTCAGACATAGTTTTTATATCATTACGGCTTGAGAGTCTAGAATCTTTAGTAGCCTTATCAGCAAAGGTCAAGAAGTTCATAACCTTGCGGGTATCGATCTTGCCACGCACTGATGCCCAGTCAGGATTCTCTTGAGACAAAGCTCCAATGAAGTCAGTCTTTAGTTGCTTCAAATCTTCAGCGCCTCTGGACTCTAGGCTCTTGAGGCCGCGATTGATACGCTCTGCTTCAATACGATCCATAGCCTTGTTGTACAGAATCCAACCACGTTCCGCATTGGTTTCAGCAATAGCCTCGTATGGGTCTTGTGCGCCTCTAAACGTTGTAGTTGAACCAGGAGCAACAGCCTGTTCTCTCTGATTACGGTATACCGTAGGTGAGAACTCGCCAGCATTGGCATCTCCAACAAGGAACCAGCCATATTCTGGGTTGGTTGCAATCAAGTCGGATAGTTGCTTTGCTCGCTTATCAGCTTCAACAGTTGCTGCTACGCCTGTATAGTTCTTAGATAGGCTGGTGGTGAAGTAATAATACTCATCACCATACTTCTCGTAGAACTTCTCAGCAGCATTAAGTGGGTCTTCTTCACGCATACGCTGATATTCGTCAATCCAGAACTGATAAGGACTGCGAGTTTGCGTAGCAAAAGGCAACAACGCTCTTGAAACAACATCAAGACCGATAACCCACTTGACCTTATCGTTGATTTCTTTAGGCGTTGGTGCAGTGTCACGCTGTCCTGTAGCAAACTTATGGCTTTCTTCTGCCATAATAAGAACTGTCAGGTTAGAGCGCAGAGGAGACTCTGGGTCAAAGCCATCTAGCGCACGACGGAATGCTGCGTTCTGAATAAGGAAACTTCTTATACGAGTATCCTGCGGTCCGTAAGGAAGGATTTCCTTGACGATACGGTTAGTTTCCTTCTCAGGATACTTTTTGATATAAGAAGATAGCGGATACTGTACAAACCATCCAGCACCTGGATTCCACCACGCATTACCTTGATAGATAAGGTTCAATGATGGCTTAGGAATAGAACGTGGGCGCTCGCCAACGAATAACCACTTAGCCCATTCACCAGGAATGTTGACATACTTGATGCCATCGCGCTCTTCAACCATACCGCTACGATCTGGTGAATTATAGATAGTTTCTAATTTGCGGATTACTGATGGGTCATTGAGGATAATACGACCCCACTTCTCAGCAACGTCAGCAAATGCGCCAAAGAATGGGAAGACATAACGCAGGGTAGAGGCTGCATCAACACGCTCTGATGTGTCATAAAGAGTACGACGCATCTCAGCTCTAGCCCACTGGCGAGCCTTATTTTCTAGGCTGCGTAGGTACTCAGGTGGAATGCTATCTCCAGGATAGGTTTCAATAGCGTTCTTTACTACAGCATCCATACGCTTGCGGTACAAATCTGTGAATAGTGAGTTACGAACTAAGGTTGATTCTGGTAGTTCACCAAAGCCTTTGTAGAAATTCTCAAGCAGGCTACCCCATAGCCTACCAACACTGCCACGACCAAGTGCTGTGCTTATCTGTGCGCCATTTACATCTGGACGACCAGTAACAGGGATGTATTTAGCGATATCATCTGCTGTGATATTACGCTTTGAGGCAATACGCTTGAGTTCTGGGCTGATGTACTTAGGAAACAAAGCCTCAATGTTCTGCATATTAGCCTCAACAATTTCATCAACGTTGCGACCAAGTGCCAGATTCTTGAGAATCTCGCGGCCTTCAGGGTTCTTGAGTAAGAACATCTTAGCCTTGTTCATTACTTGCTCACGAGGAGCATCCTGTAACAAGATAGATGCAAGTTTAGAGCCACGAATCTGACGGTTGACTACACGCTCATAGGATGGAACCCAGTTCTCATCAGATCCTTTGATGACTACCCAATCTCCATTAAGTTCTGTAGCATTTCGTAACTTACTTGATGATTCGCTAAAAGCGTTATCCATCAAAGTAGCAGCATTGGTTATGAACTTATCCTTGATATATCGATACTTCTCTGGTGTAGCACCAAGAGCATCTTCGTAGGTAAATACCTCATCGCCAATCTTTATCTCACGCAATCCCATACCAAAGATGTCTTTGATTTTGGTCTTACCCTCAAGCATTGCATCAATCTCAGCAATCTGCTTGCGAATCAATTCTGGGTCGTCAGCATTATCAATACCGACAAGAAGTTCAGTCTTCTTAGTATTGAGTTTGACGCTATCTAGGTAATCGAATACGTCGGTAGGGTTAGCATCTTTGAATCTGTTGGCAACGATATTTTTGAGGCCAACACCTGTACGGTTGAGGATAGCCATTGCACCGACAGTGTTAGCAATACGAAGGAATCCTTCAGTGACGCTACGGATTGGGTAACCAATACGAGCAAGAACCTCAAACTTGATAAGAGAGTCAATGTTCTGGGCCATTTCTCCCACGCCACGCTGGAAGGAATAGACAGGTCCAAGTGCTTCAAAGCGAGATGCTCTGCTTGCCTTAGTCAAAACTCCGTACATATTGTCAATATCAAGGGTAGGTAGTTCCTTGAGAAGTTGAGTCTCAGTCAAAGGCATTGGAATAACTAACTGAGTTCCGTCAATACCTTCGATTGGTGTAATTTTACCACCAACAGGACCACCTGTAGCAGGATCTATCGCTCCAGTATAGGCACGCTCACGAATAAGGTTGTGTGCTCTAGCACGAGCGCCTGCAAATGTACTCCAAGCCTTCTGAACATCATCAGGCTTAGTGTATCCGAACTGACGAGCAATCGTATCAAAGAGTTCCCGCTCAATTTCTTGATAGACATTGGCTCTTTGTAGGTCGCTTGTGGCTGCAACGTACTTATTGAAGAGTTCATTCTTGCGCTCAACAGTAAATTTAGATAAATCTAGGTTGCGCTTGGTAGAAACAATTTGAGACTTGATGATTTTCTTCTGAGTATCATCTACGACAACCTCTAGGTCCTTCTCAAGTTGTGCAATTTTAGACTTGTAAAGGTTCTCTTGCTTCTCAGATACACCACGAACACGGCTGAGCATATTGTCAACAGTCTGAAGTGACTGATTATCTGTAAAATCAATCCAACCTTTAGGGCGCTTATAGGCAAAACCTGTGATAATACGTAGCGGAGTGCTTGCAGCTCCTGTACGAAGGTCAATAAGCCCTTGGTTTCTAAAGGCTGCTGTTCTAAAGTCAGCGATTGCGTCGACTCGCGGAATCATATTGGGATTGATAATGGCTTCAGCGTTGAGTTTCTGGATGTTAGACGCTAACTCCTGCTCGTATTGAGCAGCCATAGCGATATTCTTCTCAAGGTTGTCACCTTGATTGACTAAATCCATTGTGTATTGACCGCTTACCTTGTCAACACCAGCGCCAAAGAACTTTGCTCCTACGATTTCATCTTGTAGGTTAGCAATATCTGCCGCTAAATCTTTATTAGTCTCAAGCAAACGTGTAGCTGCTTGAACATCACCCATTGCCCACTGGACAATATCGGTCTTCGCTGCGTGACGAGCAGCAGTATCTTCAATCTTGTTAGCCTTAGCGATAAGATCAGAGAATGCTGCAGGTGCTGCAGACTCTCGGATAGACTTGACGCGAAATAGTTCTGCGGGAGTAAGGTTATCTGTCTTCTCTACGAAGTCTTGTAGCGTTGCTTTGATACGCTCAGCACGCTTGCCTATCTTTTCTCCAGCAAGGACTGCTTTGAGTTCAGCAGTTCCTTCTACGCCATACTTGGCAGCACGAGCAACTTGTAGCGCTTTACCAGCAGCAATGGTTGGGTCAATAACAAAGCGAGCAACGACATCTGTTCCCCACGATGAGAAACGTCCGTAGGTTTGCTCACGGAAAGCCTTCTCAGCTTGGTTCTTGTCATAGATATCAAAGTCATTAGCAGCAAAAAGTAAGTGGTCCTTGATAAACTTCTCTGCGTTATCACGGCTTTTACCAAGTGTTGCAGCATTGAGAGCGTTCTCAACTAAGTCAACAGGTTGACCGACAAGGGTTCTTACAAGAGCGCGACCAGGAGATACGGTTCTTGCCTTCTCCCACGATTCTCTAATCTTTGTTGGGTTGATAGTTTTGCCATCAAATAATGGATTGCCTTCTTCGCCAAGAAGTAAACCGAATGATACCGCTTGTGCAGAAAGGTTATATGCCTTCTCCATACCAGCAAAAAGGTTTCCCCAGAAACCTGCTCCGCCTGCTGTCTTTACTTGCTCTTGACGATAGAACATATCTTGTGCTTCAGCACGATTCTTTGGCGGTACTGCTTTACCAAAGTCAGCAGGAGCTGCTAACGAGGTTGGCTTACGTGCATCATTGTAGGCTTGATTGAATGCACCCATTGTGTCAAAGGCAGAGGGATTCTTCGCTTTGAGTTTCTCGGAATAAATCCTCTGTGCAATTTCTCTATCACTCATAGAAGATTGGCCCGTAGTTGCCTTACATAGTTACGAAATGCTTGTGATGATGTCGGAGAAGCAGCAACAACTTCTAGAGCTGGAAGATAAGAAATCATTCTGTCTCGATCTTCTTGTGTATCTAGATTGTTATTGATACCTAAAACTTCTGGTCCTGCACCTGCACCCATTGGGATCAAACAAAGGTGTTACTGGTGCCTGTGCTGCAACTTCACGTACATCGGATGCTCTAGCGCCACGTACATCTGCAGTTCTTGCAAGTGGAGCGCCTGCTTTATTAGCGGCGTTCTCTACACCTGAACCATATTCGGTTGACTGAAATGATAATCCATCGGTTCTCTTGGAGAACTTGCCAGGACCTGATACGCCTGCCATTGGCCCTCTAGCCATTATTGTCCTCCATCTTCTCTAAATCTGATGTGAATTGTTCCCACACTCTGGAAACTTTTGTTTTTCTATTTGCGTTATACACTGCTAAATCTAAAATCTCTGATGCGAGCATCTCTATGGCTCGGATAATGTTTACTGCAAAACCTGATATCACTACTAAGAAATCAGCGAGAGTAATAGAACGCGGTACATAATCTCTGTCATCATCCACGTTCTATTCTCCCACTACTAAACTAAGCCTTCTTGCCCTTACGAGCCTTTCCTGCATAGCCAAATTCGACTTTGCCACCTGGCTTCTTCATATCCTTTTTGCCTTCTGTTGGCTTTGCCATTGGAGCCTTTGCACGACCACCTTTTTTCATTTTACACCTCCCTTACCCTGCAATAGATGCGAGTAGAGTCGCTATATCTGGACGAGAGCCAGCAGCAGGGGCCGCACCCATTTGTTCTGGAGTTGGCTGCGAGGCAGGAACGGGGGCCATACCTGCTGCTGGAACTTCTTCGCCCATCATTGGCACTTCTGGTTGTGGTTCTGGGGCGAATACTTCATCGACAATGGTCTCTAGTTGCTTACCTTTTTGACGACCTTTGATAACTTCCGCGATTCGGGAAACAATCTGAGAAGGATCTTGGCCTTGTGCAGCAAGCGCTGGGATTGCTTGGGCATACTGAGCCATAGCAACACGCAAAGAATCACGCATTTCTTCAATGTCAACACGTTGTTCTTCTTGAGTAACATTTAACTCCATTGGAATTTCACGACGTACATAGTCGCGGCTTACAAGTTTGTCAGAACGCATCTGTAGCAGAGCAATAATTGCGTTGTTTGGATTCATACCAGACATAATGCCGTAACGGACATCTACGCCGTATTCACCAGCAATCTGCTTTGATGGTACATACTTCATATTAAACGGAGTACCGTCATCTACGCCCTTGATTTCCTTGGTCATATTGCCAAAGATTTTCTCGTCTACCTCAAAGCAGAGAGATACAAGTTCAGTAAACAGGCGTGCAAACTGTGCTTGTGCTGCACGTACTTGGGTATCAAAGCCAGCCTGGAGTGCTTGAACTCCGCGACCTGTGATGATAGAAGCATCGATATTACCGCTGCGTACTTCTGGGTAGCGAGATCCTAGACGTAGTTCTCGCTCTAGAACGCCAGATTCTGTAAATACTCCAGCAGGTAGTTCTAGTGGAACACGACGGATTGCCTGTGGATTAGCAGAACGCATAATGGCATCAGGGCCGAGTGCAAGTTCTTGTACATCTTGCGGAATAGCAATAGGAGCTTGAATGGATTTCTCTGCTGCTTGAATCTGCAATACTGCAAAGCGAGCACGAGCAAGTTGTACTGCTAATACATCATCGAACTGACCGCGTGCTTCGCCATCGAGAGATGAGCGAACAGCAACACGAGCCATACACTTACCTACAGCATTAGGTAGATTAGAGAGAATAAGGTTGTTGCGATCAGGTACATAAATTAAATCTTGGTTCTTGTCGTGGTAGCGAACCATTGTGATGTATGGAGAGCCTGTTGCGTACTGGCTCTTAGCCACAATCTGATTGTAGAACTCTGGGTATTGCATAGCCAAAGATTCTGCATCGGTTTGGATTACCTGCGTTAGTGAGATACAACGACCAAAACGGTCCATCTCAGGATAGACACCAAATGGATTAAGTAGACGGATACGAGGATTGTTTGTCTCGTAATCCATCTCTACCATTGCTGGCAACATACCGTAGGTGTTAAACCAATCA